AAGCAGGCTCCCGTCGTTCAATTCATCTATCCTTATGCCTGCAATTCCAATATCGTCAAGGCTGACGCGCTGACCGCCCGAACCTTGCAGTCCGCCACCACGTCCACTGCTGCCCTTGCCCATAATACCACCTCCTAAAACTTATGCCCACAACTCGGGCACTCTGTCAAACTTTCTTCGTCATGCGCCAAACCGCTATCAACGTCATGCGACGGCTCTATATCCTCAAAATCAAACCCCACCTCCGACATATCAATGTCCAAATCTTCAAGCACAATGTCAAGCAACTCAAAATCCCAATCAGTCGCAAGTGTAGCCTGATTGTGCACAAGAGCGTAAGCACGTCTTTCTTCATCTGCGAGGTGGTCAAGCCTTATAGCGTCAACCTCATCTACGCCCAACTTCTGCAAAGCCAGTATGCGTCCGTGACCCTCTACGAGTATGTTATCCTTGCCCCAAACGCCTACAGGGTCGTTCATGCCGAATCTTTCAATACTATCGACTATGAGTTGCACTTGTTCATCGGTGTGGATTTTGGGGTTATTCTCCCATGGTTTAATATCTGATATTTTCAATTTTACTGTTTTCATCTGTTTGTCACCCTTTCCACGAGTTCGTCACGCAATATGCGCCCACCGCCTGCCAGTCTTTATGCGGCAAACATATCCCTTTGATATTCCAAATCTGTCTGCAATGTCCTGATACGTTTCACCGTTATTAAGGCGTTCTTTTATCTCAATCACTTCATGCTCTTTGAGCTTAGCCCTGCCATGCTTTTCGCCTCTTGCCTTATATTTTTCGTCGGTCGTAAGCTCCTCGCCTCGCAACCCAGCCCTATATCTTCCACGAATTGCGCTCTCCGATATTTCGGTACTTCTGGCTATGTCCGACAATAGTTGAAGCTCTCCATCATGCTCAACAAATGCCATATCACGCTTGTTTCTGTTTTGCTCTTGCCGTGTCGCCCACGTGCAGTTAGATGGCTCATAGTTTCCATTTACATCAATGCGCTCTATCGTTAAGCCCTCTTTATAGCCATTCGACAAAGCCCATTCTATGAAGTTTATTGAACCGTCTTTTTTATTATTCCACTCATCACAAACCGTTATGCCACGACCGCCGTAGCAACCATATCTTTCTGTGTTCGGATTGCAGCACCGCCGCCTCATGCCTACCCATATTGAAAACAGCTTGGTCTTGGTCATACTATGCTTTGGCAAGTGATTTTTGCAACCGCAAGATAGCAGTTTTCCGCTTTTTATATGTGCGCCCTCAACTGTCTTTTCAGTTCCGCAATCACATCGAACATTCCAATAAATTTTTTTATTTTTCCTATGCGATACGCCTAAAACGGTTAACATGTTGTACTTATTGCCCGTTATGTCAATAAACTTCATACCCCTATTTTCCTCTCATATTTATAGAAATATTATATCACAAATTCGACATAAAATCAAGTGTTTCCAGCGGTTTGCGGTTATTTTGCAACACTCTTTAATCGTCCACTTGCTCAACTAAATCTCTATAATTTTGGCTAGTTGGAACTCCCTGCACAACATGTACAACTTGGCACCTGCAGTTAACTATTTCGGAAGCGTCACCTGCTGGGTCGCCCGGGTATTGAAGCCCATTTGAAAAAGGCTGTCCGTTTTCCGCCGTTTCTCCGTTCATGTGCGCATGGCTATCTCGTGTCCGTTCGTCTTTTGTGGCAAGCCACTTTTTGATGACCCTGATTCCCAAACTTTCAGCATGAAAGCTTGCAAGCATCCTCGATTGCGCCGCCGCTCTATTCATCTCAGTTCGAGCTATTCTCACAGCCTGATATCGGCATGAATCTGTCACACGCCTGATACGTGTAGCCATTTGCGGTATACTCTCACCGAGCAACACCGATTGCGTCAAGCTGTCTCGTAACCGTCCGACAATCGCAGGGTCGTGACCTAACCGCTTTGACGCTCTATCAAAGTAGTACCTACCTCTGCGCCTGTCACCTGCCATGCGTTGCCAATATTGCCTATGCCCTGCTTGCTCAAAACTGCCCATAAAGCCTTGCATTTGCCCCAACTGCGTAGCATTGCCGTTGTAAATCGCTTGCAATACGCCTCTATTGTGATTCCGAACCGATAGCGACAAATCACGCTTGATGTTGTTCATAGTGGCATTGTAACCACGAGAGAACCAGTTAAAGCTTTCAGCATCTATCATACGTGTTGCTATATCGCCTGCTCTTGCAATATCAGCCGCCATGCTTTCTATGATTCTTTGCTCATAGTCTATCCGCATGAACCACATTCTTGCGGCGGCTTCTTGGTGCTGTAATGGCACATCAGGCGATACCACGAATTGATTAAACCGCCTTTGAGCTCTCCTTAGTCTTTGTTCGGCTGTGGTCTGTACAGAGTTGTATACTTGCCGTAGCCGTCTTTCTAAATCATCACTTGTCATTAAGCTACTTCCTTGAAGCTAAACCGCCACCGCCGAACATAACGCCTATTCCTATCAAGAATCCAAAGTTATACCAACCACCATTATTAGCGGCTTCGTAAATTGTGTAACGTCCACCTGTAAATATTCCCATGAGAAATGTTATAAACCAAATCATGCCATGCCAAATTCCCCACCAAAAACCCGCAGGGTTTTCCTCCGTAAACCGTTCACTGCCCGGCGCACAACCAGTTGTCAGGAATAATGCTACAAAAAGAATCAATACAATTACCATTACCTTTGATTTCATGCCGTCTCAACCTCCATATCACCTAACCCATCATCAATTCCTATCTGCTCTGCCTCATGTCGCATTACAATTTGCTCTAAATCCTCTTGCGGTATCGCAGGATTGTATTTAAGCCGATACTCAAACGGCAAATCGGGAACGCCTGTGTTCAACATCTGCACTTGTGCTAATCCGTCAATTATCGTCTTATGCGAGAATGTTATGCTCTCGAAATTCACGCCTGCAAGCTTCAGCAATGCCGCTATAGCTTTTCGGGCTTCGTTCTCCATGCCGTTCATCATGGTATCCTCTTGGCGCATTACCGCTTGTATCTCAGTTGCTGTGACTGCACCTGTCCGAAACATTATCGGGTGCATTATTTGAGCGTCACGGTAGATGTTTGTCTCTATGCGCTCTTGTGTATTGGCGTGTGATAAGTAGGGGATGTCCATTTGTTTTGACTCTATGCTCGTGTCATCACTTGCGTGGTCACCTGAGATAAATCCGACTTGGCGCATTGTCTTGAGCATTGATTGAAGCTTTCGCACATCACCGCCATAGCCTTTGAACACCCACTGTATGAACTTCATCTTTAAAGCTTCGTCAATGTACGCTGTTTCTTTGCAGTCATACGCGTCTATTTTGCCTTTTATTGGTGCAGTCAAATCGCTTTCATGGAATGGGTTTACATACCATGGGATTATGGGATAATCTGAATACGCTTTGCCTCGTCTTGGCTTTGTAGTCGCAACGAAACCTGCGCCGCCTGTTGGGATATAGTTTGTGTAAGATTTTTCTTCCTTGTCCGTCAATTCACCGCCATCAGCCCTGCGCCATTCTGTGTATCCGTCCATAGTAAATAGTTGCACGATGTACGGTTTGTTTACATTGACTCTCCAATACCTAACCCCTGCTTTATGCGCCCCTGTGCGCTCATCAACCAACGGCACGTATTCAGTGGCTTTAAAAACCTCAATACTGCCATTGTTGTAAAATGCGTAACACACACCGTGTATACTCGCAAATGTAGCAAGCTGCTTTACTTGTGTGTCAAAGCCATCGCCTAAATGGTCGCTTACGTTTTGCGTAGGTGATTCTTTTTCTCCACCAGCAACACCGCCAATTGAAACCGACACGGGATTATCCAACAAACGCCCCACCTTGTGTGTAACGATACCTTTGAATATCCCCGACATAACACTCACCGCTGGCTTTGTGTCAATTTCAACAGAGTTCTTGCCATCTTTAAGAGTCAAAGACTTATTGAATGTGCTAAGAAACGGATTCTCTCCCCTGTAGTATTTTTCTGCATCTTTCAGTGTGCTTGTACTGTGGCTGCCTATGACATCTAGCACAAACTTTTCAACAGTGTTTTCTCTTATTGCTATTTCTAAATCCTGAAATGTTTTGTCCATCGTAAAACCCTCGTTTTGATTATTTATGCACTTCCAAAAGTGTTTGCCTCGGGATATTTTTGCCTATTGCTTATTTTTATCCATATTTATGAATCTATTCTGCATAAGCAAAGCCGCCACCACTCGCCCACTTTAGCGTATGTATTATGTACCTTGTTTCATCTGGTGAATGGTCGTTTTCTTTTATCGGAGTATCGTCAACTGCTTTTGTATCCCACATATACAGACCGAGTTCTCTTATCAGGTTTTTGCAGTTCTCGTTAACTTTGA